CTGGAGGATATTCGCCAGATGCTTTAGTCCGTGGTGGGGATAAAGATAAGATAGGACGAAGGGATGATGAGAAAGAACCTGAAGAAGAAGATAAACTAGAAGTCTTAAAACGATTAGCACCTAATCTATATAAGATGTTTGATTTTTCAGATGTGTCCTAAATGTGGGGGTGATTTATATTTAAATAGTGATAAAGATTTAAGCTGTAGAATGTGTGGCAAAGTTATAGTTTTGACGATAAGGAGAGAATATGATTCCAACAGAGGCAAAATTAGAGATAATAAGAAAAAGGCAAGAAGGGGAGAGTTGGACAGCAATAGCGGTATGGGTGGGGGAAACGTATGGAATAAAGGTACACAGAAGTACTATACGAAGATGGTACGACAAAGAGGGTTGTCAGGAAAGCGAGGTAGATAAGCCAGACATAGAACAAATTAAAATAGATAAAAAATTAAATACTTACAAGACTGAAGCAGCATACTATAAAAAGCTTTATGAACAAATGATTGCTGAAAGTTCTTATGAGGATTTATTTATCAATACTATTAAAGAGCTAACTCCTGCATTTAAGAACTTTGAATTAATACAACCCTTAAAATTTCAACAAGGGTTTAAGCGGGGGAACCATCCACAAAGCGTAATGGCCCCACTAGCCGATACTCACATAGGAGATAATGTAGACTACAATCAAATGGCGGGATTGAATAGCTATGATATAGAAATATTTAATCAACGCTTATATGGGTGGGCTACTCAAGTATTAGCCTTAGTAGAATATAGGAGAAGTTTCACAGATATACCTGAACTAGTTGTACCTATGCTAGGAGATATGGTGAGCGGAGATATTCATGAAGAACTAGCTACTACTAATTTAGATACGTGTATGGGGCAGATGATACGTGGAGCGAATTTGATAGCACAAGCTTTAATGTTTCTAGCTCCGCATTTTGAAGTAGTAAGGGTTCCGTGTGTAGTAGGAAATCATGGGAGGTTAACAAAAAAGATACCATCTAAGAATAAATACATAAATTGGGATTACATGATGTATCAGTGGATAGCAGCTTTCTGTAGTAATCAAACAAATATTAAGTTTGAAATCCCGAAGAGTTTATTCCATGTCTTTGAGATATGTAATCGTAAAATATTAATGCTGCATGGAGATACTTTTAAGGGAAGCAGCCCAGATATTATAAAGAATGTGACTGCTATGAGAGCCGTCCTACAATATAGAAATACCTTAGAAGAAGAAGCAATTATAGAAGAAAATGATTCCTGGGTAAATCAATTTGATTCTACTATCATAGGACATTTCCATAGAGTAGATGAAATTGATATCGGAACTGGAGAGGTACATATATGTGGATGTATGAAGGGTGGGGATGAATATGCCCTTGGTCAATTAAGTGTAATAACTAAACCTAAACAAATTGTTACATACTGGCATCCGAAATATGGGTATATAGGGAAGGAAGTGGTCTATTTAAATCGTTACGATAATAGTCCTAATAGCTTTATAGATAAGCTTGGGCCTGTCTGGGGCATGAAAAATTCGTAATCGGAGTATAATATACTATGACAAGTTTGACTGATGCAATATGGCAATGGATAATGCCTCTTGTTACTGCTACAGTAGAGGATATATCAACGGAATTTAAAGAGGTGATACCTAAAAAATCAGGTGCTACAGCCAAGAGTGTGGGTTGGTTTACCTATGGTAATGGTCAATGGGTGGTAAAAGGAAGTTCCATGTTAGCCAAATTAGAAGAGGGTGATGACCCCGATATAATGAATAGGAAGGTAACCCAGACATATACTAGGCGTACTTCGACAGGTAAATCTATCACCGTGTCTCGTACTTATACAGGAATGAGGCCACAAAAATTATGGAAGAAATCAGCGGGGGGAGGAAATCCTTGGAGGGTAGTTGCCATGTACCCACGACCACCTATGGGATTAACTGCTAAAGTAATGGGGAAAGTTTTAAAAAGTATTGGCACTAAAGCAAAAAGTATTCTACCCTCCACTATAGAAATAACAAGTTTTGATTAAAGAAAAGGAGAGTCAATATGGTTATACCAAATATTACACCAGAGCAAGAATTCATCCTAGCTAGGCATTCTAGGATGGTGGGCAAAGTTTTAGATTTAATTGAAGCATCTATGCCTGAAGGCACACAATGTGAAAAATTTAAGAAGTTAGTACAGGTTCCTATGTATGATTTTAGAAATGATGTATTAAAACTCACTACTGGTAAGATGGAATAAACTATCTTTTTTAGGTTTTTGGTATAATTAGAGTATAATATACTAGAATCTTTCTATAATAGGGGTCGGGTGTGGCTTAGACCAACCTCTGTATTAGGAATATAATTCTATTATGGAGGATATATTATGGAAGAGGAAATCTTGGAACGGATTGAAAAGCAGATGGAAGGTAGTAACCTGGCTTTGTCAGCTGTGGCAGAAGTCTTGCATAAGATGGATGCCCGGTTGTCTAAAGAAGACGAGCGAGATGAAGAAGAAGAAGCTGAGGAAGAGGAAAAAATGGAAAAGGCAACTTTGGTAAAGTCTATTGCGACTGAAGTTTTTGCAATGATAAAAGCTGACAATGGCATGGATGTAGACGGAACTAAAGTTCGGGCTGGAACTAAGATGAATGGTTCTACTGATGACAAAGCTGTGACGGTAAGTTCGGAGCGTGACATCAGTGATGTACAAGCGACCATTCAGGCTATGCAGAAAGAAGATGGGAATGGTAAGGAATATCCAGGTGAAGAAAATGAAGAAGAAGAGGATGCAAAAGAGAATCCATTTAAATCGAAATCTTCGGACTATGAGTCCATGACTAAGCAGTTAGAAGGCTTGCAAAAACAGTTGGCTTCTTATGAGGCAACTATGCAAAAACAGGTTCAAGGAGAAACTGAAGAGCGTTTGCGGAAGATGGGCTTCCGTGAAGAGGGTGGTACCATTGCTCCTAAGAGGATAGAAAATCTGGGAACTGATGGAACTACTCCGCTTGTTAAGCAAGAAAACAGTGACGATGTTGCTGACCAACTAGCTAATCTGTCATACAAAGAATTGCGAATGCTTCAGACCCGTGTTCAAGCAGGGGATACTGAAGGCATACCGCAAGAACTACTTTAATCAAAAAATTTAATTAAGGAGAATAACGATTATGGCTAATCCATCTCTTGCTGAATATCTAGCGCAGTCGCAACGTGGAATGTACCAGTCGGTCTTCGGGCCTGACTTCTTGCAAAAGGGTGTGTTCACTGTTGATACTGCTACGGGTATTTTCAATACAACTTACGGACGTAAGGTGTGGCAAGCTTTGAACAACCAAACTCGTTTCTTCAATGCAATACCCCGTGTCGTATGGGGTAACACAGCTGGTTGGCGTGTACGGAGCGACAGAGGTTCTAACCGCTCCCGCCCAGTTACTGAAACTGGTAGTCTCCCCACTGTGGATGTCTCGCAGATAGAACAAATTTCTAGTCTGCCCCGAATCGTTGCCACGACCTTTGGTGCTTCCGTCAAGTCCGTGTTCACGGCTCAGATGGAAGGTGGTATCGGGGATGTCCTTGCAATGGAAAACGAACATGCTCAGCTTGACCATATCAAGGAAGTCAATGAGGAAATTTTGGCGGGGTCAGCGTATCTAGTATCCGCTGGTAGTACCACGTCATTTACGGTTCCTGCTGCAATCGCTAAGCACTTTAAGACTGGCGATAAAATAGCAGCGTATGATAATACTGCTACTGATTGGATAAATACCACTACTACTACGGCTTCGATAGTCGCTTCTGTTAATACTACTACTGGTGTAGTTACTATGTCTTCCGCAGGAAGTGACCCAGCATTCTCAGCTGCAATAGCTGATGATGATGGCGTTGCTATTCTCTCCCGTGGTGGTCTGACTAGTATTGACGATGTTGTTTCTGAAGACGGTATGGCCTTCGGTGGCCTACCAGTTGCTTCCCATGCTAACTTCGCCGGGAATGGTGGAGTACGAGCTTACGACTTAACCTTTGGTGGTCGTGTAGCTGGCGGGTGGAACGCTGGTGCTTCGGTATCGTATAATGGTGGTACGGGACGTGACCTATCTCTCAACTTGCTGGATACTGCTATTCAGAAGGTTAGGGAAAATGGCGGTGAGCCTAAGCTCATTCTCATGGGACATGACCAGTACTTTAAGCTGGAGAGGCTACTCAACTCCCAGCAACGGTATATGGGACAGGAAG